CTAACGGGGTGGATGACCCTGCTTTAATGGCCTATATTCCCGGTAACAACTTGACAACAACTTACGGAGTTTCCACAGGTGCTTTTTACTGGCCGGGCGGCACAAACGCCTTTCTGTCAATTCACGCGACCAACAATGGCACGGGTGGTTCTGCTGGCATTAATTTTAGCATTGCCGGAAGTTTCGACCTACTGACTACAAATTTGAACCAATGACCATCACCCAAACAATCTCACGCAGCGGCGTCTTGAGCCTTGTGGCTGGCGCATTGTGCATGGCTGCCGTCATGGTCAGGGCGACGTGGGTTTATGTGAGGAATAAATTTTATGAACCAAATTGACAAGGACAACAACCACGCGGAACGGATTGGCAAGCTGGAAACGGCGGTGACAGGAATAAATAACCAGCTTGATGACATCACCAGTCTGTTGCGCACCATGGGGAATGAAATATCGAAGTCGCGCCGAACGGACTGGAGCGTAGTGTTTGCGGGTGCGCTCGTGGTGGGAGGTCTTTGGGCGGCGGCGATTCATCCAATTAGTTCCGATGTGGAGCGGACAAGCACGGCAGCAGACCGGCTTGCGCAGGCTGTGGTGTTGCAGAATGACCGGCAGACAACGTTGGTGGTGCAGACGGCAATTTTGCAATGGCGACTAGACCATCCAGACAAATAATTCGCGCATTACAAACAATTCCATGTAGAGAGTTGATAGATAAACAAACAAAATAAACTATGAACCAAGACCAAATTGATAGTATCGTCCGTAAAGTTCTTGCCATTGTAGGTGGCATACTTGCCACTCATGGTGCAACAGCAGCATCAGCCACACTAAATTCAGCAAGTGTTGAAGAGCTTGTTACAGGCTTAGTTATGTGTGGTGTTACCTTTTATGCTTCACATAAGAGTAATGCAACACAACCAGTTAATACAACTTCTATCGAAGTTACACCCAAAATAACCACTGAATCAACCACTTCAACAACACCAAAACAATAAACAAATGAAAAAACTAATCATATCACTAGTTCTTGCAACTACCATTATTGGGTGCACTACATCTAGTCAACGAACAACATACAATACAATTTTCACTGTAGAGCAAACTGCATCTACTGCTGTTGATACTTACTACTCCTTAGTAATCAAAGGCACTATTACTACTAATAATGTTCCTGTTGTATCAAAAGCCTTCAATGACCTTCAAGCTGCTGCTACTCTTGCTGCAACTGCTGACCAAGCTGGAACTAATGCACTTGCTCCTGCTAGTCTTATTCTTGAAGCTAGTCAGCTTGGTTCACTAATAACAACCCTCGAAACTAAATAACTATATGCCAGTCACACTTATTATCTCTCTCCTTTCAACCTTTGGTCCAAGTGCCGTAACATTGATTACTTCCCTTATTGCTAAATGGGAAACTAATGGAACTGTCACAGCGGCGGAGTGGGCTACACTTACTGCATCATTGAGTCAAACCGCTCAACAGCATATGCAAGCACAACTTACTACTGCTGGAATTGACCCTACATCAGCACAGGGAGTTGCAATGTTGGCACTTGCTAAATAATATGCCATTCGTCTACCCCAACAAACCTCTCAATGTATTGTGTCTCGACGGCACAAACATGACGTTTATTGGGGCACAATTAGAAACTAGACTTCGTTCAGGTAGACTTTTTCGTGGGGCTGATAGTTCAACTACAGACGGGTTAAGTGCTCCGAAATTTGTCAAGTTAAACATTCAATCTACTAACTCATTCTTGCCGGCAGTCTGGCATGATTGTGGATATCGTGATACACTTGAAGAATTTATCAATGAAGTGTGGGTTCATGTTACTTTAAGTAAACAAGAATGTGATAGTGGATTACTTGAACTTTGTCAAGATAACTTTGTTCCAGAAGATGAAGCAAAACTAATTTACATCGCTGTGAACGAATTCGGCCAATCATCATTTGATAGTGACCGTGGAATCAAGTCTTGATTAGAATCTAAACAAAACCTATGCCTTTTGTTTCATTCTCTAACTTTAAGGGCGGCCTAGATACCCGTCGTTCTGCTTTAACGTCTCAAGCTGGGACGCTACAAACGTTACAGGATTGTCACGTTAATGAAGGCGCGGAGATTGAAATACGAAAGGCGTTTATTAACGCATCGTATGCGGGAGATACAGTTTTAACATCGGGAACGTTGATAATAGGCGCAACTTATATCATCTCTGGCTATATTGTAGGAGATGATTTTACAAATGTTGGAGCAGCATCTAATGCAAATGGAGTAATTTTTGTTGCAACGGGAACAACACCAACCATATGGACTTATACTTCAATTTTTGTAAGTAAGAATACTTATGGTTTAGAAACCTCAGCCAATGGTTTATTAGTTTTTGGAAGTGGAACAGACCCTGGTGGATGGTATAATAATGTTTCATATCAACGGTTACAACATCCTGGTGTCTTGCAAGGTGCGAGGTATGATATTACAAAACACCTTTTAGTTTCTGTTCCTTGCTCAACATCTTATGGTGGTTTTGCTTGGGTTGTAGCAACGTTTTCTGATGGTTTAACTTTTGTTTATCAAAACGCTGTTCCTATTGATGCTTGGGTTAATGGGACGGTGTTGAGCGGTTGGACGTCAAATCAAAATCTTGCAGTAACGCTATCAAATACAATCCTATCAACACTTAATACCCTTGTTACTCCTAACTGGTTTGTTTCCACACCAAGTGGAGGCACTTTCACTTTTTGGTCTAGTGTTGGTTTAACCTATTCTCCTGTTATTACTGACCCAACTGGAGCTTCGACAGTTAATGGCGCGACTCAGGCTATAACATCTGGGGCTGGCACATTAAGTATCAATCAACTTTTTAATCCTATTCCTCCACAGTCGGGAGTTTCTGCTATTGGTAGCTTTTTCATCCTTGAGGGCTCGACGGGTGGTGTAGCACATGTTTATGTGAACGGAGTTGATATTCTTGGTGGCGCAGTTAATTTTAGTGGAACAATAACAACAGCAGCACAGCTTGCTACAGCAGTTGCTGCACAAATAAGTGCTTATATTGCATCACCTTTACAATATACCGCAACAGCAAATACAAATAGCACACCACCAAGTCAGGTTATCATCACTGCTGTTAATACTGGAATAACACTAAATGGTTATGTGGTGAAGACTGTGGTAACTGGAAATGTTATTATTGATAATGTAGCTTTTACTGTTACCGCACCATCAAGTGGTGTTGCCTGTAGTAGCGTTATCATCAATGGTTCAACCAATCTTTTAAGCGGGACAGTCACTGCATCTGGAACAAACTACAATGCTTGGTATGTAGCTATTGCCGCAAATATAACTGCATATAGTGGTAGTAACGGAGGATACGTTGCCTATGCAACAGGTTTGAGTGCGTTAGTAATGATTAGTAAATTGACAAGATTAAGTTCTGATACGTTACCAAACACTTACACCGTTACAACAACTTCTGGCACACCAACTGATGGAAGTCTTGCTCTTGTTCTTAATGTAGTAACGTCGTTAATTGTGCTGTTAAATGTTCCTTCAACACAACAAACTGAAGATGGTGTTGTTCACTCATCTCAAGTTGAGTCTTTGAATATATCGGGTGGAACAGCTCCTTATACATATTACTGGTTTATTCAATCGGATGTGATAAAGTATGGTGGTTCTGGTGTAGCAAGTCTTTCAAGCACAACTGCAGCAAGTGTTACAGTTAATGGTATAGCTCCAACTAGTGGACTTTTTGGTGTAACTGCAAATGAAACTATTGTAATTGCTTGCACGGTTACTGATAGTTCATCACCAAAACTGGTAGTAACGTCTCCAACTATTACAATAACTAACTATTAGTATGGTAACAACTGTTAATCAATCTAGTGGTCATTCGGCACAGACTTTAACACCTATGGCTAACGGTGTTGATGCTATTGTAGGACAGGGTGCACTATATCAAGTAACCTTTGCTGGCACATGGGCAGTCGGCAATGGTTACGGATTTGATATTGTGACATCAGGACAGACATTTACTTTGGGGGTTGGTAGGATGCAAAATGTTGCATCGGCTGCTTCGATTAGTCCTGTAGTGCCAACAACAGCTATAACTCTTTATGGTCGAGTTCATTTCGTGTCAGCTAATTACTGGTATGGTTCAGATAATGGAGACTCAACTGGATGGGAGCAACAAGCACCTGGAGCGTTTGCTCTAAATATAGCGAATCAAAGTCAACAGTCCGAAGTCTTGTTAAGTCTTGCGCCTTTTCAGGGTAGGATAGCATTATTTTCTCGTCGCACGACTCAAATATGGGTCATTGATGCAAATCCGGCAAACATTGCACAACAACAGGTGCTATCAAACATAGGCACGGTCTCACCTTTTGCAACAGCATCACTAGGGGACTTCGACGTTCCCTTTCCATCCGATAGTGGAGTAAGGTCTTTACGGGTGCAGACAATCAATCTTAATGGTTACATTAGTGACATTGGAAGTCCTGTTGATTATCTTATTCAAACTCAGATTGATGGACAGACACAGACACAGCTTAACGGTATATGTTCAGTTGTTGAACCAATAGGTAACCGTTATATGGTTTATTTTCCTTCAACGAACACTATTTATGCTTTAAGTTATTTTCCTTCTGCAAAGATTGTAGCGTGGGCAACCTATACTCCAGTATTTGGAGATACGACATTAACCTTTACAATTACAAGTTTTCGTATTTGGAACTCTGTGGTTTATTTTCGTGGTTTTACGGATATACCTTTACCCAATGGTTCATATAATTTTATAGGTTCTTATGGAAATCCTTATGGAACAGGCAATGGTTATATGTATGATAGTGTTGCAGCTGTGGTTACCACTCCTTGGCTTGACTTACGAAAAGCTGGTGCATTAAAGACAGCACAAGCTATTGACTACGCATTGCAGGGAAAATGGACATTATACGGTTCAATGGATTACATTGGGGTAGGTAATAATAGTGCTGCCTTACAAAAGATTGCAGATGAAGTCGGTGTTTCTGATTCTACAGAACTTATTGGCTCTTTTCAACTTGGCACACAAGATTGGACAGATGAAGGTTATCATGTGCAGTTAAGTGCGATAAGGACAGATACTTACTACATTGGACAACTTGCAAAATTAAGTGAATTAGTTTTTTATTATGAACCCGGAGATGACAAAGTCGCTTAAAGAACCATTGATTCAAATTCGACGTGTTGTAGTCGAAGACCTTGAAACTCTAAAAAGAATGGCTCAAGCTGACGACCATTTTGTTTTTGCACCAACGCATGTTACAATGAAGAATGGGGATTATGTAGGTTTTTTAAGTATTGCTTCAATTCCTATGGTTTTAACATGGCAGGATACTAATAAAGTAAAGGCTATTGACTCAATTCAAATTTTAAAATACATAGAAGGAGCAATAAGTCAAATGGGTAGTAATTTAATATGTGTTCCCTGTTCTCCTAACTCTCCTTACCGTTCCTATATGGAACGCTTTGGATATAACAAGTTTGGTAACTGCGATATGTTTGCAAAAACAATCTAATTATGTGCACACCTTCTAATAGTTCGGATGCTTTAGCTCAACAGCAAGCACAGCAGGAAGCAAATACTAATCAGGCTGTGTCGGGTATTAACAAGGCTTTTTCTGGGTTCACGCCTCAGTTTTTTAATAACGTAAATCAGTCTTATCAAGGTTATGCGTTACCGCAGTTGCAACAACAATACCAGCAGACACAAAACCAGCTTGGTTTTAAGTTAGCCGACCAGGGTATTTATGGTAAAAATTCTGTGTCGCAAGGGTTAAACAATCAATTACAGCAAGCTAATACAACAAACACGCAGAACATTGCACAACAAGGACTTGCTAATGCGCAACAACTTCAACAACAGGTTGGTCAAGAACAGTCAAATCTTATTGGTCAAGCACAAACAGCAACAAATCCACAAGCATTGTCACAACAAGCTATCTCAACCGCAGCGGGATTTGGTGCGCCATCGAGCTTTCAACCGATTGGTTCGTTGTTTAACAACTTTGCTCAACAATATCTTGGTCAGCAGAACGCGGGAACGTATAATCCTGCAACATCATATCTTTACAACAATCCTTATTCTCTCGGTGGTTCACAAGGTTTCTTACCCTCAACTTATCAACTAGGATAAAATTATGTGCTGGCAAATAGCAATTCCCTTACTAATGTCTGCGGCTGGTGCTGGTGTTTCTGAAATAGGTGTTCAGAAATCTAGTAACGCAATGAACAAGGCAACGCAGAATGAAATCAATCAACAGAATAATTATGCTAAACAAGGACAACAGGTATTCCAACAATCGTTAGCACAATCAACACCCGGTGCTGCACAACAGCAAATACAACAGGGTCAACAACAAGCTGCAAATAGTATTGCACAAGCGCAGCAAACTCCATTGTCTTTATCACAGCCTTCATCTGGAGGACAGAATAACGCTGATAATACAGCTCGTCAAGGTTTATCTAACGCTTCGGCTTCAAATTACTTTGGTCAGTCGAATTATCCATTACAGCAGTATTTGAAAGACCTTCAAGCAAATAGTCAACTTGGTGTGATAGGTAACCAGTCACAACAGGCAGCAAGAAATTTTCCCACTTATCTTCAAGCTGCTGGTCAAGCAGGACAGGGGTTGCAAGCGGCGGGTTCTTTACTTGGAAGTTTTGGTGGATTACTTGGTGCAGGGCTTTCAAGTGCTGCACCTGCTGTAACATCTAATTACATGGCATATCCGGGAACAGCTTCAATGCTTAATGCAGCAAAGTTACAATCATTAACTCCTAATTGGGGTAGCACTTTTACCACAGGATTCTAATATGGGATACATAGGAAATAACTTCTGGCCAGACGCAGCATCTTATGGTGCTGGTCTGGGACAAACATTAGGGCAAGCGTTAATTCAACGTCCGCAAGAAAGATACGAATTAGCGTTACAACAGCATCAAATGCAGCAACAACAAGTAATGGCAGGATTGCAGATGATGTTGGCACAACAACGAGCAGGTGAGACAGCGCGTTATCATACAGGGATGCTTGATGTTCGTCAACAAGGACTTCAAAACCAAGATAGTAATGAGCAAATGCGTAACATTATTGAAGGTCTTCGTGCACAAAACGAGGCACAACGTCCTTTTAGTCTTGGTAATGGTAATGCACTTATCCCAACGCCGCAAGCGCAAAGTGGTGGATTAGGAACAGGACAACCAACCGCACAAGCGTTAGGAAATACACCAACTAATCCACAACAAAGCGCGCCACCGGGTTATCAGTTATTTTCAACTCCACGACAGACGATGCCTGAAACAGGAAACCAACAATTTGGTAATGCGTTATCAGCTAATAATGATTGGTTAAGGTCTTTGCTAGTTACTAATAATATTCCACCACAGATTCAACAGAACTTCAGTAATCTTGCGACAAGAGCAATGAGTCAGTTACCACAGCAGGGATTAGGACAGCAACAACCGCAGCAGACTAACCAACCCTCTTTTCAACAAGGTGGTTTCGATACTAACGCCATCATGCAACAAGCACAGCAAGCTATTCAACAAGGTGCAAATCCTCAAGCTGTGCATCAACGTCTTCAACAGCAATATGGTTTAAGCCTACAATAATATGGGCGCGTTTGACGACTTGATTCCTTCTTCGTCGAGTAATGCCTTTGCGGATTTAATACCGCAGGGGCGGTTTGCTACCCTTAATTCAAATCGTTCTGATATTCCGCAGTTAAATGAAGCGCATCCAGGTTTTCTTCAAAGGCTTGAATCTTCTTTGTCTACAAGACCACAGGGAATTGTTGGTTATAATATAGGACAATCCTTACAACAAGCACCAGCAGCTTTATTTGGGTCGAAGAAACCTGTATTCAATCCTAATCCGAACCCGACAACTGTGCCTCAAGCTATCGGTTCGTTAGGCGAACAATTTGTTAACGCTATTGCAACTCCTGGAGGTTTGGCTTTGCTTGCTGGTGGACCGACAACAGAGGATTTGAATCCGGGGGTAAGATTAGCGGCGGCAAAGTTACTTGGTCTTGCTTTTATACCAGCAGCGGGACAAGCTATTGGACGAGGACTTGGAAAAGAGTTTGCGGGAAAACCTCGTGCAGGTATAATCCCAACACCAACTCCTAATGAAACGGGAGCGCAAAGGACGATGAATTATGGTGAAGCTGGGCAGGGTGGACTAATGGCTTTTGGTGCAATCGCACCACACATCCTCGCTGGACTTCCTAAACCCGAACCCAAACCCTTCGTCCGCCCATCTCCCGGTTCGCCCGAATATGCCGCATACTTTAATTCTTTAAGCCGTAGTAGTCCTACCAAAGACGCAGCGACTGTTGCGCCAAACATAAAGGTTGATGCCGCCGCTTCAAAAGAACCTACTACGGCTTCTACTTCTCCGTTTGATAAGGGGAAGTTGATGCCGAATCAACCAGAACCTATTATAGAATCTCACTATAATTCTTACGCCACTGGAGATGATGGGGTTATCATTCAGTATAAAGATTCTGCTCACCAAAAGGTATCTAAACTTACTGATGACCCGGGTGACAAACGTAGACAAGGTCCGTTAAATTTAAGTGATGTTCAAAAGGTTTACGATAAACAAGGAAATGTTATCTACGATGCGGATAAACAAATTCAACAAATTCAACAAAAACAAGGAGAACAAAATGCAACAGCAGGAACAACAGCAAATGCAGTCGAACAAAGCCAAGGGCAAAAAATCCCCATTCAAGAAGGGAAAGGGCAAAGTCTCCCTCAAGGACAAATACAAAAAGCACCTCAAGAAAACATACCCGGAACAGCCGGAAAGCCAGTCCGACCAGGAAGCGGAAGCAATGGCGAAGTCAATGGGGGAGTAAAGTATCCTATTTCTCTTGTAGGAGGAAAGAAGGTTGATGCGTTAGGGAGAGAAGTAGATAAAAATAATCAGCTTATTAGTCGTTTTAAGGAAGCAGGTTCTATTTTTCCTACTAAAGAACAAAATCCGTTGTCTCCGTCGACCGAAGTTAAGGGTGTTAACAAAATCGGCTCTTATGGTCTAAGTATTAAAAAGGTCAAGACGGAAGCGTTGTTTCAACAACTTGGTATCAATCCCAAGGTTGGAAGTGTGCCATTTGCAAAGCTGACACAGGGACAGTTGTTAGAGAAACGCCGTGTCTTACAGATGGTTTTTAAGAACCTTTTAAGTCAGATGCACCCAGATAGGGTGTCGCAGGACTCATTAAGTCAGAAAGCAGCGCATGATAAGTTTGTAAATCTTATCGCTGCGAAGAACGAACTTGAGGGAAGGTTGGTAAAAAGAATACTATCGGCTCCAACAAGTCAGGGAATGGTTGTTAAAGGTTCTGTTAAGAATCTAAACAAGACTGGAGAAGAAGGTGGCTTTGTTATCGCGCCGAGGGAGATGTGGGATTCTTTATTTGGTAGTAATAAGACAGTAAAAATAGACCCCGGACAGATGTGGAATCGGTTAAGGAATAAGTTAGGAGAAGCGAGTGCTACGTTTCAAGCATTGCAGTCTGCTGGTTTGATGAACTTTTTGAATCAGCCAAGGAGTGTGCAGGAGACACAGGACTGGGCGGAGAGCAACGCACCGAAGGTGGAGGTTAGGAAGTTTGGGAATACTCCACAATTCAATGAGCCAAAAAATCCTCACATTGAAAAATATACACAACTTCAACACCAACTCGAAACACAAAGATTACCTACGGATGAACAAGATTTAGGCCAAATGTCTTTAGAAGGTAAACTTACTAAAGAACAAAATGAACTTGCCAAAAACTTCCTTGAGGCAAAGAAAAATTATGTGGATTTCGAGCATGAAATAACGATAGAACGTCAGGGTTTCAATCGTGAAAAACGTTCTTCCTGGGAAGGTATTGCTCCCAAGTCCGAGCGTGAGATGCCAGGGTATGTGGAGATTGCGGTGGTGAAGCCGGGACAGAAAGATTTACAGAATGAGTTCAATAAGAAGTATGGTGCTGACTGGTCAGGTAAAGATTTGTCACCAGAAGATGCTGCTAGGTGGAAAGCTAGTCCAGACAAGTCCCCCTCCTCCCACAACTTCCCACCAAACACCCTAGGCTTCGTGCGTGGGTATATGGAAACCTTGCCGAAAGCTGGAGATAAATACTATCATGTTACAACCGATGCAAAAGCACTGAAAGAAGGGAGAACAGACGTCAAAGCAACATCGTCATTTGGACGTAAAGGATTACACGTCTTTGATAATATAGAGGATGCTGAGTTTTACAAAGAAATGCTGAAGCGTAACGGGCATAAGCAACCTGAAATTGTTGAGTTAAACATACCCAAAGACCGGATAAAGGATGACAACGAATCTTTAGGGCGTGCTTACTATACTGAGGGTAAGCCTAGTGAATTTTTGCCTAAGAAGGTGTTTCATGTGATTGAAGTGCAGAGTGATTGGGCGCAGCGTGCGAGAGAAGAACAGCAGATGATAAAATCTGGAGATATACGGGGTGGTGGTCGAGATAATGTGTCGCAAGACCCCCTCCTCTCTCACTACGAACGTCTCGCCCTGAAAGCCGCTGTCGACCACGCTCGTTCTGAAGGTGCTGATGCGATAGCGATTAGTGATGCAGAGACAGCGATGATGACGGAGGGGCATGATGTAGCTGCACTACATGAAGTAAGATATAGTGATAGACCAATGGGACAAAGAACTCCTAGTGAAAAGGATATAACCCAAGCCCCCGGTATGCGTCTCCACTACGACCGCACTCTCCCAAAGATTCTTGAGGAGTTGACGGGGAGTAAGGGTGAGAAGGTGAGTCTTGGGGAGCACAAGAATGCGTTTGTAAGAGACCCGGGGATCTCGTTACCTAACCGCCCTTGGATGGTCGAGTATGATAGTGAGACTCAGTTATTTGATACAAGAGCCGAAGCAGATTCCTATGCACAAGAGGTGAAGGAGCGTGGCGCGGTGGATGTATCTGTAATTAAAACACCCGAAGAACTAGAAATTGAAGGCGATATACGTAAAGACCTCATCTTCCGCAACCCCGACGGCACTCCTAAGACTTCGGTAAGTGGCCGTCTCTTCCCCATCAAATCCACCGCGAAACCACTTCCTAAAGAGTTTTCACTTTACGGGAAGAGTGGTGCGATTTTTCCACAGCGTCCACAGCGTCCGGGGGGGTTTGTAGGGAAGACGTTAAGTCAACTTGCACAGCAAAAAACTCCTCTTGAAACATTGAGGGATAAGTTTGTTACGTCAATCAAAACCTCCGCACCAAAAGATGCAATCATTCGTGCAAAGGACGCGGCAGATAACCAAGCGAAGATTTACGCGAATCAGGTGAAGAATGGATTAGTTGCAATGGCGAAGAAAGATTTCGGTGCACAAAGCGAACAAGCCCTTAATGCAACCACTGCTGCAATCGAAGCAAACGGGAATCAGAAGGAACTAGATAAGTTTATCGCTTCCGCGAAAGCTAAAGGCGACTCTCAAGGTCTAGCTGCCGCAACGTTTGCAAAAGCGAATTGGGACAAGTTGCAACCTTTGGTGAAAGAGGTTAATGATTACCATGCAAAGGAACTTGACGAGGAAAGGTCTGCGGGGTTGGATGTGTCAGAGCGTGAGGGATACATTAAACACGCTTACGATGTTTCCAAGATTCCAGACACCCTTGCGGATACTTTCTTCGGTGCGGGTGGTGGAAGCGGGGATAAAGGTTTTTTGAAGCAGAGGGTTTTTTCTACCCTTTATGACGCTATCGACCAAGGATACGGAAAAGCAATTAAGTCATGGAACGCCGCAAACCTTGTCGAGAATCGTCTTGCTTCCGGTCAGCAGATGGTGAATGACGTGAAGTGGTTAGAAGGGATGAAGGAGATTAAAGACCCGACGACAAAGAAACCAATCGTTGAGAATTTGATTGCTCGGAAGAATACAGAGACAGGAAAGGTTGACATGGTTCCGCCAAGAGGATATGAAACTTGGGGAGTTGCCGGTCGTGGCTTTGCAATTCATCGCGGGTATCGGAATATCTTTGATTCGATTACTTCGTTGAGTAGGATTCGGCAGTTTGAGTTTAAGGGGATGCCGGTTGGGAAAGGGTTGTTGCAAGGGGTTGGCGGCTTGAAACATTCAATGTTGGTGTTTGATAGTTACCATGCGATGCGGATGTTTGTGAAGGGATTATCGCTTGGAGTAAGAGGGTATGGAAAGGGGTTGTCCTTGCTTGAGTATCAAGATAAAGACCTTGATGCCGCGTTGAGTAATGGGGATATTACTAAACAGGCGTATGATTATGCAAAGGATAATCGTGACGTCGCGCAGAGGTTGATTAAAGGTGGATTGAATGTTGGCAGGATTCAAGAGGGGTTGGATTCGGAAGTGGTGACTCATCTGATGCCGGCGATTGGAAAATACCTTGGAGGAGAAATTGGTGAAAAGGTTGCGGGGATTCCAGCCACCGCAAATCGGTGGATTTTTGAAAAGCTCACTCGTGGGATTATGATGGATGCTGCGGTGAAGGAGTATACACGGTTGCGGAAAGAAGATTTAACTGATGCGGAGGCAACTACTAAAGTGGTGAAAGAAATCAACACCAATTTTGGTAACCTCGGTCGTCAAGGTATCTGGAGGGGTAAGACTTCCCAAGACCTTTCAAAGTTAATTTTCCTTGCACCACAATGGGTAGAATCAATGCTCAAGACCGAGGCGAAAAGTGCAGGACAAGCAGTAGGGTATGTCAGGCAACTTGCACAGGGGAAGAAACCTGTCGCGGGGACGTTACTTCGTGGAACGAGTAATTTAATCTTCTGGACTTTTGTTGGAACGCAGGTTGCTAATCTTGCGACGACTGGTCATCCCACTTGGGACAACGAAGAAGATCATAAACTTGATGCTTGGGTTCCCGGTGGGGCTAATGGGTTTTGGGTTAGTCCGTTGAGTTTGCCGATGGAAATTACCCATGACATTGTCCGCTACTTCGCGAAAGGGGACTCGGCGTTACAAACCGCGTCACAGATTTTCTCGAATAAAGAGAGTCCGTTGTTTAGAGCAGCAGAAACAGTTAAGGAACAGAGGGATTACCTAGGAAGACCTTTGTCAACAGGAGAGACAGTAAAGAGTGCAGTCGAAGGCTTAATTCCCCTTCCACTTCCTTTGCAACCAGTTGTTAAGGGTGGTTACCCCGGACAAACAGAACGTCAGTTAATGGCTTCTGCGGGGATTAAAGCGGAACCTGCGTCAAGTCCAAGGACGATTGTAGGAAACTTGCGGAGACAGTTTCTCTACAAGTTGGGTCGAGCGAAACAACCTGATTTTGAAGTAGGACAAAATCAACCTTTAATTGATGCACTGGGGAAGGGAGATATTGTTACTGCAAAGAACGTTTATCAACAACGTCTTCAACAATTAGAAAAAGAACATCAATACGACCCCGACCCACAGCACAGTGCGATGGAAGATATGCAGAAGTTTTTTAAGACGTATGCAGATAACCGCGGGCAGATGGATAAAAATACGGATGCTATTTTTGTAAAAACTTTAACTCCACATCAAAAAGACCTTTATGATAAGGTGCTTGCACAACAACAGGATATTGCAACAAAGTTCTTTACAGAAATTCAACCACCAGTTGATAATCGTCCAAGAGGTATGCAAGCACCTCGTGCTCCACGTGCTCCTCATTTTGGAGGAAGGTTTTGATTAGATTCTAAACAAAACATTTATGCCTAAAGAAAATAATAACAACGAAGCATCCCCCAAGTGGATGCCGAAGACGCCGAGTGAATATCCATATTCAGTGATGGTGATGTGTCCACCCGCTTTTGTTGATAATAAGATTAAGAACAACAAGACAATGGAGGAGTTAGCTACGCAAGAGATAAATAGACCGAAATTTTTAGCTCAGTGGTATAATCTTTATAACGTGTTAGCAGCTAATAGTCTTACATACCTTCTTCCACCACTAAAGGGGTTGCAAGACCAAACCTATGTAAACTGCTTCGCTTTCCTTCCGCATCTTAAAGGTCGTAACGTTATAGTATTGTCTAACTTCACTGCCGATGGGCGTGAGGGCGAGGAGTGGGTTGCAGCCAAATTGCTTACGCAGTTGGGATATGAAGTAGTAAAATGCCCCTTCAAGTTTGAAGGAGAACCTGAACTCAAGTATTTGCGGGACAACATCTACATTGGTGGTTATGGTTTTCGAACTGACATTCGTGCTCATAGGTGGTTAATGGATACGTTTGGTTGTAAGATTCTACCGATTAAGGAGACTGATGAAGTGCTCTATCATCTTGATTGTAGCGTTCTTCCGATGAACGAGTATAATGTAATGATGTGTTGTGAAATAATGGAAAGAGACCAGATTCGGGCGGTTGAGAAAGTTGCAACGGTCTGGCCTATCAGTAAAAACGATGCGTATACAGGCGCAGCGAATAGTCTTGTAATTGAGGATGCTCTTTACAACTCCTCGAATCTTGCTTACCTGCGACGTGGCGAAGAGGGCTACGATGACCAGAAGAATAAGAACGAGCGTCTTGAGTTGATTTGTCATGAACTTGGGAAAGAGATTACTTACTTTGATTTGAGTGAATGTGAAGCTAGTGGTGCTAAATTAAGTTGTTTTGTCAGCCACCTTAACTATATTTTCTAATGCAACCATTACAAACTTGGATTAAATCTCCCGAAGTTCTCCGTATCAAAAAAGAAAACCTCGGTAACCGCTATGGCGTCGAATTTTTTCGTGACCCGCTCCGTCCGGTGTTCCTTCGTCCCGAAATGTTTCTTGCACCTGCTGACGGAATTGTTATTTATGCTCACCCAAAGGTTGCAGCAGATGAAGCGATTGTTGTTGTTAAGGGGCGTAAATTCACACCTAAAGACTTGCTCGATGATAAGCATTTATCAGGTGACTTTTTGTGTATTGGAATATACATGACGGAATATGACGTTCACGTTAATCGTTGTCCCACAGCAGGGTATCTGTCCGAGGTTCATAAGACTCCGTATTTATTCACTCATAACTTTTCAATGATGCTTGAGCAAGATGACTTGATGCACGGGAAGGGGAGTCATCCTGACGATATGGGTTATTTGTTCCCGAATGAGCGTTGCATAACAAGGATGTATTCCCCTAAAATAAAAACAAGTTATTACATGGTTCAAGTAGCAGAACGTGACGTTGATGAAATTGCAAATTGGGGTTATGAATGTCAGCAACAGGGAGAACGGTTTGGGATTGTGCGATTTGGAAGTCAAGTTGATTTAGTAATTCCACTGAAAGCAAATGAAGAACGTTACGAAGTCCTTGCAAAAGTAAATCACCATGTGGTAGCGGGAGTGGATGCTTTAGTAAGGGTAAAGGATATTGGAGCATACGACGTAAAATGACTATTCAATGTTCAGGTTGTAAAAGGTTAATCAACATGGATGTAGATAAGTTCCTACGTATCCAAGGGTTATTATTTCATAATAAGGCATGTAACATTATGTTTAATACACAACCGAGAAATAGGATTGTTAGCAAGAAACAACAGCATCATTTGAATTGGCGTGGGAGGGGTTAAGCTACGCTTTTACGCTATTTCTCTTTTTGGCTGTGGAGCTAAAAAAGGCATTGCCTTATCTTTATCGTTGCCTTTTAAGCACCCGCTGCTTTGATTGCTTTTCCGATATATCTGTCACGAAAAATCAGAATAGCCTATATCGAGCGTAAACTTACTTTCCCTGTCCTTTCTTCCATGCTTCATAACCTTCTGGTGTAAAGTAAAACATCCGCTCAATAGTTTCTCCTTGTTTCTTTCCTTTGGATATAATAAGTTCGCCAGTTTTAATATAAGAGTTAATAATTTCCATAAACTCTGGGTCACGGGCATAGCGTCGAAAGTATTTTAAGATGTTAACCTCTGTCTGCATCCCGCCAGTTCGTTCGATAAACTCAAGTAGCTGCGCTCCAATGCCAGCAAGTTCATTACGACCTATTCCACTGGTTAAGCGGACAATATTTGGTTTAAGTCTTTCAAGCAAGTCTGCTGCGCCGATAAGATGTGCGTCTTCAAGTTCAGGCTTAAAAGGGAACTCACATCGGTTAAGAAGTAAGCCGAGTTTTAATACTTGCATTGGTTCAGTTACCCAAAACTGACTTAAAATAGGGTCAAGAGGACGATTGTTTCGATGGTTTTGATACCAAGTTTCCCACCAAGCCGTTGCTTGGCGACCTAGTTTTACCTCACCAACAAACTTCTCTGCGTGCTTTAGATGAATAACGGCACGCGCTAAAGCGTCCTCGGCACCCGGAGGAAACTTGGGATTTGGTAGACACTTTGTTCTACTAGCATTTACAATAATCATTCGACGACCAAGTCCCCGTGAGAACAAATCCATTCTTAATGAGTCCATAAAGAAAGATGGAACAGCTCCCACAAGAAGGGAAACATGTGGGTCAGAAAACCATTGCTTTCGTGTTGGGTCGTCCTTTCGGTCCTTTTTGAATCCTGTGCTGAAGTCTTCACCATCGAAAACCTCAGTTAGGAACTCAACCATACGAACCTTGTCAACTGATAAAAACGAAGCTAGTTCGTTATTAAGAATATAGAAAGGACGAAATTGTTGTATCAGGCCTTTTTTATCTTTCCATGTTTTTAGAGATTTTGCATTATCTTCTCCCATTTGCCACGCAATGTCTTCACGACTTTGTATCGACGCAGAGATTAAGTATTCTGGAAAACTTTTAAGCATTATTCTTTTATTAACGCTTAAGCCTGTATTTTTTCCAGAACCAGCTTCGCCAACAAGAGTTACAAAGATTGCGCCGGTGAACTTAAAATAGTCACCATGCTTAATCCAGCACTTGCGACCTAGAACGTGGCCTAGAATTGATAAGCCAGACCAGTAGGCATACTCAGTAGGAACTTCTGTGCCAGAGAAGTAGTATAAATAATCAGCTAAATAGCTCATAGTTTTGTTTAGATTCTTAACAAGATTTACTTAAATATCAAGGTCAGGACGAAAGCGAACAAGCGAACCGATGCGGGGTTTATTTTTAGAACCATGAGGCATGAACTTAAACTCAATATGCGTTCCTTTCCATTTTTCGGGAAACTGCATCCAGTCTTGAAACCACGAGGTTTTAATATAATCATTGTGTCCTTTGCCAGGTTTGACCTTAAACTCTTGTCCTTCTTGTTGCACAATAAAAGCTCCAACCTTACCTGCTGGTTCGTAAAGTTCTTGTTCAAAGCGGCGTTCGAGGTAACCACGAGAATCTCTTGTTCGTTCAACACCTTCTTTTAACTTCATTTGTTCTTCAATTCCTACAATCATTGCATCTTGTGTAATAAATTCTTTGAACTTCCAAATGAAGTCTTGATTTTCTGTTGCTCGACCATGTTTATATCCGGCACTTGGTTGTCTTAAAATCATTCCCTCGTGACCAAGGTCGAGTTGGCCAGTAAAAAAATGTTCAGCCTCGATAGGATTAGTTATATGCCATTGTTCTACAAGATGAATGTGAGGAAAGCCAAGAAGTGTTTGTTTATAGTTAAGATACCTTTTAATAAAAGGTTGCTCCGTGTTGTTATCCCATTCTTCTTCTGTCATAAAGTCGAAGATGTAATAACCAATATCGTCGGGAATTTCTCTTGTGTGGGTGGTGAGGATAGAACTAATACCTTCTTCTTTCACATCTTCGTGAAATTTTCTTTTTGGTGACCAGATTTCACCGTCAGTTACAAGACGGTTATTAAAACAATAAGTAAGAAAGTTTTGAAGATGGTTAGTAAGGTTATGATTACGAACGGGTTTTAATGCAGGGGATAAGAGTTGTTCTCCACACAAATTCAAGCAACGAAAACCGTCGAATTTAGTCGAGGCGAGTTGGGGGTAGCGAATTGTAGGATGGTCGAAAGGAAGTATTTCATTAGGACCTTTAAGGACGGATTGGTGTTTCATATGTTAATCTTCTAGTTCTATAACTATTTGTAGTGGATGACGAGAATAGACTCTTTTGTATTCACGCACTTCTGAAAAAGAGACATAACGTCCTTTTTTATTAGTAAAAGAACGACCAGGTTTGAAAACAACAGCCGCTTCCATGTTAGGGTTGCAGTCTTTTAAGTCTTTTATCAGTTGAGATAAAGTTAGTCTCATATTTTGCCTTTATTTAAGTTTCCTTTTTTGAACTGCTGAAAGTAAAAACTCATGCGCCAAGACCATTCCATTTTCTTTTGGTGGTCGTTCGTGGGCATTGGAATAATGACATTAGTAATAACGTATTCCATCATATTTTACCTTGTTCAAGTGAACCCCAAGAAGTTCCATAACCACCTTCAAAGGGTATAACAATAGATTGACCGGCGATTTGTAAAGTGTTATTGAAGTATTCTTTAATTTTAACTTTAGCCCATTCAGTTTCTGTTTTTCTAAACTCACCAATAAGCGCGTCATGGACTTGGTGGAGGGGTTCGATTCGTAAGGATTGAACCACGTTCCGCATTGCAGGCATAGTAACTCTATCACTGGTGGATTGATTATTGCCATTTGTTCGTCTTGACAAATTGGGCACGCGATTGTCACTATCTGTCCACAATCTCCACATTGCGAGGTTTGTTGCATATGTTGTGTTATGTTGAGGTTCTGCCGCTACCGCTTTTGTTAAAACTTCTTCCGGTCGACCAAAGAATTGTCGCTTGTGTCCAGAAGCCATTGTTAAAGTTGAAGATTCCTTTAGTCGGCGTGCAATCCAATCATGCCACTTACGAACACCCCAATAACGTTTGAAAAAGAATTCTTTCAAAACGTCACATTCTTTCGGCGTCATATAAAGTTTGCCTTCGGAGTCCTTTAGGATGTTACGGCTAATGGTTAAACCGCCTTCGAGATAGCTGCCGCCATGTTGGACTCGCTTGCACGCAAACCTGTCCCAGTCGTCTTTGCCAATAACTTTAACCTGTTGCGATAGTTCTTGTCGGTCTCCTGAGACTTGTAACCCCCGAAGCATAAGGGTAAGGATTTTGAACGGGCTGATTCCCGCTTTGTAATCGTCGAGCATAGTCGAGTCACCAAGCATTGCACTATACGCCGCCACTGTCCATCCGTCTGCTCCACTAAGGTCACACTGGAAGATGTAGTAACCGTTGTCCGCGAGGAACAAGTCACGGTCTCCCAAGACACCACCAGGGGCTTCTTTGATGTTGGTGTAGTTCGGGATGGTTTGCAGATTGTAACCTGAACCCGTTGGAGATTCATAGCATGTGATACGACCAGTATTGGAACCCACAAGGTTATAGCCACACCGTATACGTCCGTCTTTATCTGCGGAAATTGCCAACATGGATTGCCGTGTTTGGAGAGCACGTATTTCAATAGCTTTTTGGCAAACAGCAAATCCTTGTTCGTGCTTGTTTTGCGTGCACCATCTTGAGAGCTTGAGCAGTGCTTCGTAGTCTGAGGTAGGGTGTGGTTCTTGTCCACGGACGTTCGACATCTGGACTGGCAATTTGAGGATTTCATATAAGTAATGTTGAAATTGTTTAGCCGAGCCAACGTTTAACGACGTTTCACAAAGGTCTTCGATTTCGCCAAGGACGGCTGGCCCAGGAGATACGCTTGCCAAAAGGGTGTGAAGGCGTGCAACGGAATTAACATAGGGTTTAAGGGGAGCTTTCCCGTCCTTCCGCCACATGATTTCCCGCGCTTTGTTCTTGATTTCATCTATTCCTTTTGTCCACGAAAACCCGTGACCTGTCATGCCGTTTAGTTGGGCTTGGGCGACGAATAACTGGTTTAGTAAGTCTTGTCGTCGTTTTGCTGCGCCATCAACATCGTATTTAATACCACGTAATTCCATGTATAAAATCGGGTTGAGCAATTTAACGTTAAGCTTGTAGTGTTCCAAACTTCGATTGTCACTAAGGAAGGAGTCGAGTTTATTTGAGATTTCAAGCGTGATTGCGCTATCTTTACAGCAATATCGGTAGAAAGTATCGTCATCGCCGGACTTTCGTTCGAACTTATAGTAAGGCTCGTCGGTATAAATGCTTGCTTGGACTCCGAGGGATTTTTCAAGTTCGGGATAGAGTTCCCAATGTTTAAGCATGGTATCGTGGGTAACACCACGAACCCTAATACCATAACTATAATGGAGAACAAACCTATCGTAAAGAGCATTTTGTAGTATTTTAGGAACATAAGAATCTTCAAGGGTTAATGCGACTTCACGCCAGATTTCTGTTGAGGCTTTGTCAAAGGCAACAATGAAGGCTTCTGTTTCGGACGTTGCAAAAGATATGCAAGACATTGTGTCAATTCCGCCTTCAATGTCAATTGCGACATTAATTTTTTCGTTTCTGATTCGTCGTAGTTCGAAAATAAGTTCTGGTTCTGATAAAGTAACTCGTAGTTTTCGTTGAGGGAGCGTAAGGAGCGGCGTAAATGCTTCACGCACCGCTTTTCTAAGGTCGAACTGGAGCATTGGAGTTGTTTCATAGTCTCTTAAGCAGTAAGCTGGGTGATATGTTGCTATGCACTTAATTCCCTCAAAAGGACTTTTCTCAACACCGAGAAATAATGAGCCGCGCCATTTTGAGTTCTTAAATTGAAAAGAATTAGGTTTTAATGGATGATGTGTTGTCGGGTCTTTAGCGGCTTTTAACGGAACGTTACCAAGTAAGATAACAATGTTAGGTTTGAACTCCTTCATGTCGACGGAAAGCTGATATAAACCGTTTTGGATTTCGTCACCTGCCCAATTAACAGCTTCAATGTTTTGACAGTAAGAAGGATAAACAAAACCTTGATAACAGGCTTCTTTTTGTATCCCTGCTCGACTTAATAACGCAGCAAGAAAGCGTCCAGATGTCCCGCTAAAAGGTGTCATGAATTGAACGTCATCTTTTTCGGGTGAGTCACCAATAAGGGCAATACGGAGGTTGCTGTGTTGGGTGGGGAAACGATTTGCTATGTTCAAAGTAATCCTTTCAACTGTTCCGGCAATTCGTGCCAGTTTATCTCCTCGCCATCTTTAACAATGCTTCTTACACTTGCACCTTTCCATATTACCTCATACGTCGAGCCATGAAACTCAAAGACATTAGCACTTAATACTGGCACAAGCTGCCAACCTTTTAGACGAATAAGTTCACAAGCAACTTTGAAAGTTAAACCCTCAAGAAAGTCATTCGAGCAGGTTATACAAAGTCCGCCGTCTTCGGTAAGGGTGTGCTTTCGCTTGGGAGTGATGATTTGATAGTTGGACATATTTTTGCTTTACGAAAGATTGATACTATGCGAAAACGGTTTGCTGTTGAACGAATGTATCCGATTGCGCCGACGAAGGATAGGAGTTCATTTTTGAATATAGGAAGTGCTTGGTCAATCCAAACAACATAACCATTATCATTAAGAACTAATGCACATTCTTCAAGAATCCGTTCTCTATTAACCATTGAATTTTGATAATGTTCGGAGTCTTCCACTGAATATGGTGGGTCGGCATACACCAAATCACACTTAAAAGGCAATTTACTCGACAAATAATGAGCGTCACATTCAATATCGGGTTTTGTTTCTCCTTGAGGTAAGCCTACACGTAGATACTTTTCTGATGGAGGAAGACTGCCAACAAAAAGATGTATAACTTTAATTGCGTCAGGAAAAAGTGATTCAATGCGTTTAAGGTATTCAATTTGATAACTGCCATAGAGTTCTGATATGTTTGCACCGCCAACGAACCAGAAGCCGGTGATGAACTCGCGGTCGTTTTTATTGCTGTAAAAAAGGTCAGTGTTCGGTGGACCGAGGTGGGAAAAAGCTTGATTATACGCCATAGCGCGGTCGCGGAGACTTAACGTCATTCCAACCTTTTTCGGCATGAGAGTTTCGTTTAGAATCTTAACAGAACTTGGAGAGGAAGGATTACTTGTTGTTACAACAACCATTTTCGCAATAGCGTCTTTAGCAGCAGCATGACGTTTTTCCATTTCTTTTGCAGTTTCTTTTTCTTGTCGTGCACGCAGGACTTCAAGAGCAGCAGTAAAGTTCTTTGCTTCCCACAGTTCTTTATCTTTTGGTTCATTAAGCAAAGGCACAGCAACATTAAAGACGTATTGACTTACAATAGCAGTTGACACGCCGATGTAGTCAGACATTTCTCTAACTCCAAAGGATTCATTCTTCACCCGTGCTTGACGAGACTTTAATGCGTAGAGTTTCGCCATAGCAATTGTTTCTTCCTGCCAAGTGCGGTTCTTTCGTTTAATATCTTCTTCAAGTTCGATTTCTTGCTCGTCAATGTCGGTAAGATCGGCTCTTACCGTAGCTTCAATCTCCTGCCAACCAAGAAGACGTGCAGCTTCAAGACGGCGGCGTCCCCATATAAGAAGGTTGTTTTCGTTGACGCCAATGTTATGAATTTGACCAAGGCGTTTTAACGAGTCAGCTAGTTCCGTTATATTACCGAGGTCAAGACGTTGACGAGGGCCGATTTTGATGTCGTTTATTACTATCTTCATGTTAAAATTATTGCTCCAGATATACCGCTGGAGCACCGGTTTGCTTCATTAACTAACCTTCATGAACACCGACACTTCATTCTTTGCCCTAAACGCCTTGCCTTCTTTCGTAACACCTTCCGGCACAACACGAATTTTAGCACGAACGTTCTGTCCTTGCAACACAGCAACCGGATTCGCAACGAGGTCACCATAGGTCGTAGTGACTCCTGCCGCTTGAGTTACCGATGCAATGTTTCTTGCAACCATATCCCATGTTCCTTTACCCGACGGAGAGAGCACAAGGTTATGGAAGACATGGATGCCCGCACCAAGGTCTGCACCATCTTGCGCTTTACTCGGTCCAGTTGTCACCATGTCCAATGAGAGCATTTCAACTCCCGGTGTTTTGGTTGGTTTCTCTTCGACTTTGACGAAACTTAAGTCAACAATCGAGCCGTCTGCTATGAGCGGCATTGATGTGTCGACTGTATTTAAGTCCAAGTCTAATGGAGGGGCTGTTATCATACGATTTCTTAGCTTTCTTTGTTTTCTACTTTTTATTTCCTCGTATAGTTTCTACTATCGCTATTGTAACGAGGATTAACAATAGCAAAGTGGCGATGTGGTGCATTATATTAAAGAGTTATGGTAAGACTCTCCATGATAACACGCTTGGAGAAGGGAAAGGTTTTCAAGAAGTTCATCCTTTGTCCAGGTGTTATATTTTATTTTGTAAAGTTCACAAAGACTATCCACAGCGTCTTTCTTTGTCATTGGGATAATACGGATTTTATTCTGACGCATGAACTCGTCATGAATTTCTTTGGTAATAAGATTGGCGCGTTCGACAATTTCATCACGGAAGGTCTTCGTTGGAGCAACTATTTTATCAGTGACTTCTTTGATTATGTTATTAACCTTCTCATGCGACATTCGTTCGAGATTGAGGTCGGGTTTAGTTTTCATATAACTTCCTTTCCATAAATTGACTTAAAATCAGGTGCAAGTTCTTGTGGAAGATTTGCTGGCCACCTAGGTCCAATACCCTTAACAAAGAGTTTATCATTTGTCCAAAGGACTGGCTTACCGTTATTTTTCGTAGCATAAAACGCTTGTGAAAACAAGCCACAAATATCATTCCGAAGGCCTGAATACACCGAAGGAAGTTCTCGAATTTGTTGAGTAAGTTCATCCTTTTCGATGGTAGAGTGCATGATGAAAACTACATGAGCAGGAAGACATGTCGAAGAAAGAATAAGTTGCCTTACCTTTTGTCCAACTTGAAATGCCCAGTAACGTGCATCGGCCATACCGTTAGGATTGAAGGAGGACAAATGCGACATGATTATGTCCATGTAGCCAGTGACAGAATCAAAAACTATAGTCTTGTATGGGATTACGGTTTTTCCTGTGAGTTGATTATAGTCTCGATAGAACGTTTGCATCCCTTCTTGACTTTTGGTTGGAAGGTAGTCAAGACTTAAAATTATAGGACAGACTGTTGAATAATCAATACAAGTTATAGGTTTTTTAGGTTCTGTTAAGTTAAACGCGCCAGCTTTGACGAAGTCAATATCAGCGTGACAACAATCAAAAGGTTCGACTTTAGTCGCGGGGATTACGTCAATCCCTCCATGGTCAAAGCCGAAATAGAGAAGGGGTTTAGGGTAAGAACCGACAACGGCTCCTGTTTTGAATGTTTTAGGAGCGCCCATTCGGAGTTCTCTTATCAATTTCATACAACACCTTTCTCAATCGCTGCGCCAAGTTCTTCTGGCGTGGTTATTGGCGGTTTTTCTTCTGGTATTTCAAATTGAAAGGTAACTTCCATTTCAGACCAACTATATGGTTTTGAAACACAATGAATTGGACAAGTTATGCCTTGAGTTGCAAGAAACATTTGCACAGCTTGCACGATTTCTTTATCATCTAGTGTTAGTTTTTTTAGTTTCATACCTTCAATCCTTTACTCCATTTGTTTTCTTCAAACAGACTCGAATTAAGAATCTGCTCTCGTTGGTTTATTACTGTGCTACAAACATCAAAATAATCACATAAGCCAAATTTATTCGTGCAGTTCCAGCGATGTCTAGGAAAGTGTCCGTTGGCCGAGTAAGCGAAGATGTTTTGTATTAGAGTTAAAACATCATTCTTCCATTCATCAAGCATGTCTTGAGAAACATAATAAGGAGTTCGCTTAAAGTCTGTTCCATCAATACAGCTTTTTTCCGCAAACTCATCTTTCTTTGTGGGGCGTCGGACTCGAATAGCATCAATGATGTAGCCTTGTGGTTTCTTGCCGGTAACTTGCTGTAACGCCCAGCAGTAACCAAGTTGTCCACCGTCCATTGACATTTGCTTGTCGAAAGTGTCGCCGAATTGGAAAGTGGTCTTGTGGTCAAAGCTCCAGATGCCGTTATGGTCTTCGATACCTAGGTCGATTTTGCCGCAGTAGATGATGGGGACAGTTACATCTTCGTTATATTCTCCTTGTGCAGTAGAAACAATATCTGTTCCTATTTTAACGTTCCCAAACGGTAACGCAAAAGTCGCCTCAATAATTGGCTTTCCTTGCTGGTTAGTAAGAATTTTCCACTCTTCTTTCTTGTAAATGTTATTATACACCGCCATCATTTTACAAGCATGATTGAAATTACGAAATTCGTTTTCTGGCTGCGGGTTTTCATCAAGCCATTGACGCATAACGGACTCGATTAAGACTTCCGTTAGTTGGTCGACTGGATTAGTGCCAAGAAGTGCATAACGATTCTCCAAGCCTCGATGGATTGTTGAGCCAAAGTTCGCACCAGCTCGTTCGGCTATAGGAACTTTATGCCATAGTTCCGAGTATTCAAAGGCACGCGGACAGCGTAGTTTTTCAAGACTAGAGTTATCAATTAAGAAAGCTCCGTCAGTTAAGGGAATAGGGGGTAAGTTCATACAAAATCACTCATATCTACGGGTTTTTTACTTGTTTTCTTTTCTGTTTTTATTGATACAGATGCTAAATGCGCCTGCATTGTTTGAAAGTTTCTATGGTCACGCAACTTTCCATGCCAAGTTGACATTTCTTCTGGTGTCATATCAACTAATGCTTTTGGTGGCGCGAGGAGACTTACTCCGGGTGGGAGACTTAGCAGTGGGGCTTCGTTTTGTATCAGTTGTTGTAACTCCACCGAGGGTAAGGGTGCAGTTGGAGACTGCTCGGTGATAGGCGTTTCTATCGGCTGTTTCAATTCCACTGGTTGAGAGTTCATGGGTTAGTTTTTGTAGTAAAATACTTATTGTTGTCTGAATCGCGCCATCTTTAGGCTCGAAGTTTTTTATTATTGCTTGAATTTTATGTGGAACAATTAGTGTTGAACGTGTTACTTCTTCTTTTGGAACGTCGAGAAATGGATTTTTGAATTCTGTGTTTGGTTGCATATTTTTGTTGTTTTGTTTTTCTATTTCACGGTCGAGAGCTTGGGAGTGCCAGTCATCAGGGTCTTGGTTTGAACCAAGGTTAGTAAAGGGGGAGTGGGACATGTTATTTAGAAAATAAGTCTTTTATACATAGTAAACCCATGCAAAAAGAGCAAACGCTCCGGTGTAAATAAAAACTTGAACTGGAATAGGTATCATAAGTTTAGTCAATCCACTTTCCAGTGGCTCTTAACAGGGCTTCGCAGAGTTGGGAGGGAGTAGCTGTCATTATCCAAGCGTTTGTGACGCGATTGCAGCCCGGACTATTTTGCAAAACTTGCACTAAAGAGGCAGCAATCTTGTCTGGATAGTTCTTCTCAATCACCGGCACAATGGCGTCACGGGAGGTGAGGTATGGTGGAAGGTATTGCCAAGTTACACCTTTATGTTCTTTGAAAAATAATGGCTCATCGTTGAATGTTCCATTGATTAAAAATCCATCCAATACGGCTATTGCTTCAATAATGTCTTGAGGTTTCATAGTTCAAAACCTTTCTGTTTTGCAGCTTCTAACACTTGTTTTAATTGTTCAATAAATTCTGGTAAATCGCATATGTGAATATATCCAACATCACCATTAAAGTGATGCTCTTGATATTCTTGGAGTGCTTTAATCTCTTGCCATTTTGTATCCAACGCATCGGCTTTTTGTATTAGGAGGGTGAGTTCTAATTCTTTAATTATTTGTTCTGTTAATTGTTTTTGGTATTTAAGGCTAACTTCTTTGAAAATACTTCCTTCATTAGCTTTGAAGTAAGTTTTAGCAATTCCATTTGCTAACTCTCTTGCCTTTTGTTCTGCTTGGATGGTGGTCATATTGTTATTCGTATGTAATCATTTTCCACCAACAAAATAGATTGTCTTCTTCCAGTAAATTTATCATGGTAGTGTGTTTCGGTTGTTGGCGTCGGTGAGGATGGCCTCCTGACATGATTCGCGCATTGAGTATGAATCTTCACCAGCAGCAGTTACTTCGTCCAGCTTTTCCGCCGCAAACCTCTCACCAGCTTTGAAGGCGTCGAGTTGGATTCTGCGTATCTGGTGTAGTGGCAGTTCACCATCCAGTATATTTAGAGGCTCTACGGTTATCCATTCTTCCGCTGTTTTCATTGTTTGTTTTCTTTCTTTTTAAGAGTTATTTCAATATCACCAGATAGCCATTTGAATACGATTACTAACCAGATAAAATCGAAAATTAAATAGCAGCAAATAAATCCTAGGATGAAGTTAATCATTTCAGCCCTTTCGCCTTGATGACGTGTGGGAGGGTGGAGTAGTTGGTGAGGGCTTTTTGATATGCAACACAACTTTCACAACGGGGACAGTCACAATCAAGTGAATGACCAGCTAGTAAATGCAAGAAGTCGGCATTAGCAACATTCAATCTGTCTCCATACTCTGCCAACTCATCACATACCTTGCGGAGTTGGGTGAGTTCGTTCAAGTATATTTGCAATACTCTATCTTGACGTTTTGCATAGTCTATCGCCTCATCCCGTTCACGCTCTAGTTTGCGGGCGAAGTCGGCATAGACAACCTTCTTGTGCAAGTGCGGAAAGTTTTCAAGGCTGATTAGGTTGGCGTCAACACTGTCGTCAACACTGTCTATTTCGGTTGTTGGGGTGGTCATTGGTCTTGGTTTCTGCTTGTCAAATTCCGCAGCTAGACGGATTTTGTCGGTGGTTGTGAGGGAGGAGAGATTGGGTGTCATAAATTCATTATTCTTTTGTTAATTGTGTATAGATACAAAATACATTATTAGTCCAATGTTGATAGCCTATTGGGTCAACGGATGGTGGACAATACCTGTGACCGAGAAAGGAAATGAAGGGGAGCGAAACTTTGTCACCTAAAGGATGATTCAGTGACAAATCATTGCG